TGAAGACGGAAATGGCTGTGTTACTTTAGAAAGCTTCTCTAAAGCTGTTTTTGGTAATTCGCCGGGTTTCATACTATATTGTCTCTCTTGTTCTTTAGCTCTTGAAATTGCTTTAGCAACACCAAATTCATTTTTATTTTCTGGTGTTTGCAATCCTATGTACTCGTTACCAAAAAGCCCAGTTCCAAATACTCCTCTATAAATTACAGATCCAGCTAACATGCCCCCCGGAGTAGCTGCTTTTGTTTTCAAAAATCCTTTAATTTCATCTTTTGAAAGTCGTAGATTTCCAATTTTAACTGTATCTGGAAGTGTGCTAAAGATTGTATCCATTGCTCCACCTGATATGTCCTGAGTAATACTATATCCTATTATACTTCCAATAACGGATTCTACATTTCTTTGTTGTTGTAGTCTAAACTCAGCAGGATTATCTGTTTTGTTTATATCAGCTATTACTTTATCAATATGTTCTTGCGAAAATAAAGAAAAAATATCTAGTTCTTTTTCTTTAGTAGAAGTTGAATATTTCATATATTCGTCTTCTACTTGTTTAAATCTTTCAGGCGAAATTAGTGGTTTACTTTCGCTTTCGGGCTGATTTGGCGGTTGGCTTTGGCTTTCTTTTTTTTGACGTTCTAGTTCTTCAGCCTCAGCTTCCATCTCTTGTGCTAATTCCTCTATAGTTTTAGGGGGTGCTTGTTCAAATAAAAGATTTTTTCTATTAAACTTCATTTTGCGTATTTGAATAGAATTGTTGTGTTAAATTGATTAGTTACACCTTCGGTTGAAGCATATCCTAAAGCTAGATGATGAGCAATAATCATTTTTTCCAATAGATTATCACTATTCTTTAAAATTACTATAATGCTCTCTGGTGCTAACATTACTTCAAAATGTAAAAGTCCTTTAAGAACTCTGGCTAGAGTATTTTCATTTGTATGGGTACGATTTGTATCGATATTTTCTACTTGAAGAACATTCCCTTCCTTTATATAAGATAGTTTAAATGTTAAATCGTCATATCCGATTTCCATTTGGCTATCGGATATGGTTTTGTGGAAAAATCCTTTAGGGTGTTTTTTGAAGTTTGCCATGTTAGTTCTTAATATTTATGATTTCTCTGGTTGCAACTGGATTAGTAGATAGCCTTATTGTTATTTGGGATGGAAATTGTGATGTGACGTTTAAAATCACGAAAGAACCATTTTTACCTGGAACGCCATAATATGAAATATTTGAATCTATTAAGGCTTGTTCTGTGGAATTTAATGTTAGAGATTCGAATATTAATGAGTAAGTATAATTTGTTCCATGCGAAGTATCAAATTTATAAATTTTGTTTTTAGTCAAAGACGGAAATCTAGTTGCATTGTCTATGTAAATAAATCCACCACTAATTATACTTACCTTATAGATTTCATCGAACTCAGCACCCAAAACCACATTGGTGGCTAGAGCACTTCCGGTTTCACATGATCCCCCAACGGAGAATACATCCTCAGTATATGCGGATGGATATTTAAATTGTCTTAAATAAGACTGCAGTTCGGTTTGATTTTCAAAACACTCAAGGAATGTGCCTTCACTATCGTACAATTTAGATGATCCCAATTCTGTATCATCAGAAGATTTTGAAAGATCATTGATACCACGCATAAACACTTTAAATTGTGTTTGTTGCCCGATATAATTTTCATTTACTATTGAATCTGTCAAGAATAAAAGTTCTTCTCCGTTGTCTAGGGTTTTTACATATGAAACCCCAATATAACCCGGATTTAATGTAGAACCATTCACAGATATAAAATCGCCGTAATACAGTCCCAGATTATTTAATAATTCTCTACCTAAAACATTTCTAATGACATTATATGTCGTTCCAGATAAACCAGCAAGTCTATTAAACTGTGGTGGTTGAATGAAATAATCTCTATTATACTTTGTTATTTCGTTATCGATATTTTGTATTGCAACCACATCAGCAATTACAATATTATTGACATACGAATCAAAAATATATGTTCCGCCTAGATTGGCATCGATTACTTCACTTTCATCCAGATATTCTGCATTTGATACAGTAAAAGTATAACCAGCTGTAAGACCGCCGAAAAAAAGAGTCAACTCTTCAAAATCACTGCTCTGAAGGCATTCATTATAGTCTATTAAAACTTTATTATAGCTATCGAAATAAACAAATTGTGGACTGCATTTTAGTCTCTTATTGTATAAATTGTACTCGTCAGATCGTAAAAGTTCGATGCCGTATAGAGTAGCCCCGCGTACTTCTACGAATGCATAACTTGAAGGTGATGAAAAATGCATTTTTTAGTATGCTAAGTAATATACAGTAGTGGCAGCAGTGTCAGATTTTACGAAAAGATTGTATGGATTGCTTATTTCTATAAACAATTTTTCTCCTGGGTCCATTTGGAAACCAGTGGCTCCTGTGTTGCCAGTAACATAAACAGAATATCTGTTTGATGCTGCTGATTTAATTTGAACCCCATAAGTCACACCTATACTTGTTATCGATGTTAGTCTCTGGAATGAAGTTGTGGTCGCTAAAGATCCAGTAGAAACCGTTGAAACAAGTTCTGGCATGGTTTTTATTTTACCAGTACCACCAGAAAGATAAGTCGATATATTTGCTACATTTGTATTTAATGTATTTCCAAGATATGCAGCATTTCCGCTAATCGTAGATAGAGTGGATTCTATGGTTGTTCCAGTGATAATTACCGGGTTTCCACCAGTATATCCCTGTATCTTAAGCGGTGAAGAGACATCATTGATGACCGCTACAGTAGATGCAAGATTAGCAGTGATGCTGAAAGAACCACCAGCCAACGAAACATAAAGTGCATTCACACCAGTACTTGTGTCTATAGAAGCAGAGGCAGTCGTATTTCCGCCAATTATCCTTGTAAATACAGGATACGCTGTACTGGCTGATCGGATGTAACCACCTCCACCTGTAGTGAAGGTATCGGCAAGAGTATTTACTAGAACACCAAATGTAGTACCAGATCCTGTGTTTAGGGAATTTGAAATGGTCGTTAGCTTGGTGTTTGCCCCAGAATCGGTGACCGATACTGCGGCTCCAGAAATACCAGCAACTTCAAGATATGTGCCAGAAACATTTCTGACATAGGCATTTGATATTGCATTTAAAGTAAGTCCATTTGTAATTCCGTATAGAGAAACGGGAAGTGGACTTGTAGCACTCACTCTATTGGTAGTAGTATCACTTCCCCATGCAATTTTATTTACTTGAACATGGTGGGTGAGGAATGTGCCAGCATCTCCGGTTGTGCCATAATCCGTAGCGATGCTTGCAGTATTTCCTCCAGATGCTACAATAGTTACATTATCGTCAGTATCAGCTGCCATTTTATCTCCAGTTTCACTAATATATAGGTTATATTATGTTCATAGACATTTCACACAAAAACGAATTTTCAAAAAAAGTAGAAGATTACGCCCTCAAACATAATTGCACCTATATGGATGCAGTTTTGAACATTGCTGAAGAATACAATATTGAACCGGAAGCAGCAGCAAAGCTGATTTCGAAACCAATAATTGAAAAACTTTCGGCTGAAGGTAAGGCAATAAATCTTGTTAAAAACAACAAGTCTAGACTTCCCTTTTAATATTTTTGTAGTATCATACTCTCATTAGGCCAAGGTAGTCCCTTGGGGAAAGGTTTTATATGTCAAATTTTAGCGATTTCAAGAAGCGTTCTAAGTCAAGTATCGAAGATCTAACCAAGAAGATTGAGGATCTGAATAAGGAAGCCTCATTCAAGGATGATCGGTTTTGGAAGCCAGAGGTTGATAAGGCTGGCAATGGCTATGCCGTTATCCGTTTCCTTCCTTCTGCACCTGGTGAGGATATTCCATGGGCTAAGGTCTACTCTCACGCCTTCCAAGGCAAGGGTGGCTGGTTGATCGAAAACTGCCCAACCACGATTGGTCAGAAGTGCCCGATCTGCGAAGCCAATAGCGAACTTTGGAATAGCGGTATCGAAAAGGACAAGGATATCGCTCGTAACCGTAAGCGCAAGCTTTCGTACATCTCCAATATCCTAGTTATCAGCGATCCTGCCAATCCTGCCAATGATGGTAAGATGTTCCTCTTCAAGTATGGAACCAAGATCTTTGGTAAGATTCAGGAGGCCATGCAGCCTCAGTTCAAGGATGAAGAAGCCATCAATCCATTCGACTTCTGGAAGGGTGCTAACTTCAAGCTAAAGATTCGTAAGGTTGCTGGTTACACCAACTACGATAAGTCTGAGTTTGATGGTGCTAGCGAACTCTACAAGGGTGATGATGAGAAGCTGGAATCTCTCTGGAAGAGCCTCCACAAGCTGAACGAGTTCGTTATTCCAACCGAGTTCAAGTCGTATGATGAACTCAAGAAGAAGATGAACGATGTTCTTGGCGGTGATCTTCGTGACATTGGTGCTCAGTCCAAGACCATTGAAGATGAAGATACCCCATCAACGCCAAAGCGTTCTGGGCCTTCTGAAAGCGAAGATGCGATGACTTATTTTGAACGTCTGTCGCGGGAGAATTAATAACTTAAGTTTCTCCAACTAACATCAGAAATTTTTTGGTTCTGAATAATCAACCCGGAGTCCCCAATACTATTGAGGCTCCGGGTTGTTGTTTCTGTCTTATGTGGAACTGGATTCCTCTGTCCTGGTATTGGAGGTATTTTTGGCGCAACGGCAGAATCTGAACCCTTTCCAATAAATTCTTCTGGCTTAAATTTTTCTTCATTTATCTTAATCAAATTTCCAGATTGAATTGTTTTCAATTCCTGGATTTTTTGCATTATGACTTCTTCAAAGTCTTCTTTTTGCTCGTAGATTGGTAATTGTTCAGCTTTTGATTCTACCTTTATCTTGTCTTGTTCAGGTATTTTTCTTTCTGCCTGTCTTTCTTTCTTTTCCTGAACAGACATTTCTTTTTCTTTGGTTGGTATCTTAGCTTCCTTTACCTTTGGTGGCTTAGGAGTTTTATCTTCAGTTTCTTTTGCTGAAACTTCAGTAACTTTTTCTTCCTTTTCATCCTCTTTTTTATTTTTTTCTTCAGAAATATCTGTAGAAACTTTTAAAGCTTCTACATTGGCTTTTGCAGGAGCAGTAGATTTTTTTGATGTTTCAGCATCTATGCGAGTTTGTACCTCTTGTATTTTCTTGTCATAAACATCCTGAGTGATTTTTTTATCTTCCAGATCTTTTTCTATTGCCTCTTTTTCTTTATTCAATTTAGACAATGTGTCTTCTTGGGGAGAAGATTCTGTCAACATCATCTTAAAGAAATTTGGTTGTTCTGGATTCATCATAATTCGTTATAGCCTTTCGATGATGCTGCCTTTAGTTTCTTTTCTGTTTGGTATGCCTTTATCTGTGATATGAATACATCCAATTCCCAAGGCATCATTCTTTCAATCTCAGATAATGAAATTTCGTGTTTGTAAATAAGATTAAAGAATTTTACATACTTATCTACAAGAGATTCATTATCGAGAATTAGGAAAAAAAACGCAGATGTTCTCCTATTATTGCTGTTCTTGTAATTCCATCTGAAGTTGTATAATTTACTTCAAAATGAAGTTCTGGATTGTTTTCGATAAAATCCTTAATCTTATTATATTCATCAATTTTTAGATTTTTCAAGACTTCTACTCTTTCTTCAAGAGGAAGATTGTCCATTAAAAAATATTCATCATTGTTTTCGAAGGATTTGATGTGTAACGCTACCTTTTCCTCAACACTCAAATCCTTTTCTATACAGTCTTTTGCTTTTAAACTTTCAAATGTAACTACTTCTCCGTTGTTTAAGTTTAAAGTCTTTCCTTCTATAAGATTGATCTTATGATCTAATACATTTATTGAGAGTTTATGCTTCTCCTGCGTAGTAGGACAAGTGATCTCCAGATCTATTTGTTCACCCATAGACTTTGCTCTAAGGAATAAAAAGCATTGTTCGACTAGTGCTAGTTCTGCCTTTGATGATAATTGAGAATCAAAACAATCGTTGACTAGATCAATTACAGTTTTGATTATTAAATCATTTCTTGATTCTTCTTTGATTATGGATAGATTTTTTTCATCTTTTATCAAGAAAGGGCGAAAATAAACTTCTTTTCCATTTAATAATTTTGCTTTGTATTTGGGTAATCTTTTTTCAAAATATGACATATAATCCTCAAGATGGTTTAAAAGTATAAGTTCTAAAATTAAATTCTACAGTAGCAAACATTACTGCATTTTTTTCTGCTTCTCCAAATTCTAATGGGAAAATTCCTATTGGATAGGCTTCCGAGAATATGAAAGTTGATGATATCTTGTCTTGTAAGTTTAAAGAAACTAAAATAACTTGACCAAGAATATCGGTATAATTGTTTACATATGTGTAGCGATTGTTAGAAAATCCAGTTCCACTTCCATTTAACTTTGAACCATCGTTGACTATACTTTCAACCCAATCGTTTATTGCTTTGAAATTTGTCCATTTAGCATCAATGGCCATGGTTAATAGTAATGAGCTGGTCTTATCAAAATCAAAATTTACTGGAACATTTCTACCGATATTTGGACCTGATGTAAAGTCTCCAATGACACCTACTGACTTATTGGGAAACTTAGCACCAAATATTGGAATTGAATCTGCAATGGCATCTCCGTTTCTAGTGATGCTTACCTCAAAGCGATTGCTTCTTTGGAGTCCATAGGTCTCTACTTTATTTTTTATGTAACTTATTGAGCTGTTAATTTGCATTGAACAATGTCTTTTCTGTTAAAATTTTAAACTTCCAATTGTTTTTTTCACATAAAATTTTAGTAGCATTCCACTTTGCTTCATTTACCAAATATTGGATTTTTGCTTCCATATATGTCTTTGTTGCCTTCTTCTTTTTTGGCGTTACTTTCTTGCGGCGACTCTTCGGCGCTTTTTTAGACTTACGGCGACCCGCTGTTTTGCCACCAGTGCCACCTGCACCGTTGATTACTACTGCATCGTCACTAAGAGCAACGATGTTAAACATCTTGATTGACATTATTTTCTCCGATTTGCTTATTTGGATATTGCAACTAGCACAATATGACAATTAACCATTGGAGTAAATCTACATCAATGCGTCAATGATTAAAGTCTGTCGGGTTGCTTCTTGTCGTTTTTAGTTTTGATTGAAAGATAATAAAGTCGTGTTGGTATGCAAACAACATTTCTGTCTTTTCCAAACAACTCTTGCCAATGTTCATGGTCTTTAGGATGACTATAAATCAAAAGATTTTCAGGGTTAGCAACTTCAACTGATTTTTTAGTCCATTCAAGATGAACTTTTGCTTCTTCAGGAGTAACCGATGCGTTTGTTCGTTGTGTACCAACTAAGTTTTGAGTTTGAATTGATGCCCATGGTAAACGCTTCGGATAGGTTTTTGCCGCAAGTTTAAGAAACTCGTCATCTTCACGAATTTGAAGGTCAGGCATTACACGCACACCAATTTCTTGTAAGTAACGACCAATCCATCGTGAACGATACAGTTGAAACAAAGATGCTGCCCTTGGCATATCATTTGGCGTAAAGTTTGGTGTAATTGCATATTTAATTCCAGCGTGTAGAACTTTGCTCATGTGGCTTACGACATTATCCCACCATGGTTCAATGTATTCATCCCAACAATAAAACGACAGAAAAATTTTGCTCAGGTCTTTCATGCCCGAAGTGCTATCTACACCCCAATTGTAAAGCCAGTAACCATCCCAATCCATTTCTCTAGTGGCGCTACCAGCCCAAGTGTGTAATGGTTGAGGTAATTCTTCAATCATCATATCTTCACGCAAATATGGAATTTCCCAAAATGTAGCGCCTGAAAATATCAAGTCGTCTTTTAGCGTGTAAACCCCACTTAAATCATCGGGCTTCTTTTCAATCTCTTCACCTTCTTCTTCTTCGCCATCAAACACAATGTCGTCTTCATTGCGAGTAGCAGTTGCAGTATCGCCTAAACCAACGGATAACAAAGGGTCGTTTTGTGAAAGTGTTTCTTCGCCTGCGTTATTTGATGCCCACATAACTTGTTCAACATCTGCGGCAGTTGCGTTAAGAATTGCATCCATGTCGGCATTTGAGTATCCAGTACCATCAGAAGTGCCTAAATCACGCAACAACTCTGCAAGAACTTGACCGTCATAATCTGCCAAATCGTTTGTTCGGTTGTCTGCGAGAACAATTCTTTTTGCGGCGGAATCGTCAAC